GCTCTCGCACCTTCTTCTACTTCTTCACGAGCAACTAACTTCCAACCATCTTTCTTCATTTTATCAGCAGTCTTACCGTCCACCTTACGAGTATATGTACCCTTCTTCATGGTGTAGTTCTCTGCACCTTCATCAAGTTCTGGTTTCTCGTGGGTGTAACCCATCTTGTCCATCTTAACATGATCTGCGTAGGTGTCTGCCTTGTAACCTTTCCCAGTCTTGGGGTCGTACATCATGTGTGGTTTGAAGTCTTCTTGACTCTTACATTCTGCAAATAATTCTTTTATTGTTTTCATGTTACGCTAAATCCTTATCGTGGTTCAGACCACCTTTTTTCTTCTTTACTATGAAGGCATTAACACGGGCATATCCCCACTGTTGGGGAGTAGTTCCTGGCCGATGACCAGTCTTCCATGCGGCAACACCACGATTATAAACTTTTCTTAATGTATCTACAGAGATACCGGACTTCTTTGACTTATCCGCAAGAGCACCCTCAATGAGTTGTCCCGCACGTTTGGTTAATGCCATATCTATTGAGTATGAAGAACACTTTTTCATGCTTTAGTACTCCTGTTCTTTGCTTTTGCTCTAGCAAGTCTGGCACGATCTAGTAGTCCATCATGCTTCTTTTTGTCTGCTTCTTTCTCTGCTTTAATTCTATCCTTTGCGTTTGCGACTGCATCTTCCATTGGGGTATCTTTCTTGTACTTCTTAACCAATGTGTCAGTCCCTTCCTCACCTGCTGATTCATACTTCAGTTCAGGGTCAGGGGACTTGAATGCCTTCTTACGCATTATTGTTTTGTTAACAACTTCAAACTCACCATTCTTCCAGTTGATGACTACGGGTAGATTTAGGTCAGATTGCATATCCTTGAGGATTGCTTCACTGTTACCATGTTTCTTGATCTTCTTACCCTTGTTCTGTGCCATCTTCTTGAATAGACGTTGTAACTCTGCAACAGTAATAGCAGGTTTGTTACGTTTGTCATTCATACGATCAGCAAAGTGACGAGTGAATTCAATATCAACATCAAACTTATTGAGTAGTCTGTCTGCGAATTTCTCAAGGTCATTGAGTTCTTTCTGAGAGACATCCTCAAACATATCCTTGAACTGAGTGGTGTACTTGGACGGTTTAGTCTTAGCAGTGGCATCGCCAGGCGCAGGTTTGTATGCAGAGTCATCATCGTCTGCCTTCTTGCCATGCTTCTTGAAGTGTGCGTCTCGTTTGGATTTGGTAGACTTCTCTAGACCCGCATAGTACTTCTTGGGTTGAGTACCTTCTTTATCTTTGATATCAGAGTCTTGGGGTGCTTTCTTCTCTACTAGTTCTACTGCATCCAACCACTTGCGAACTCTACGTTCACCGCATTCTACGATGACATAGTTAGAACCCAGTACGGATACAATACCAACCTCTTCGCTTTCTTTGATAACAACAGTATCACCGAGTTCAAACAACTCACCCTTAACGAACTGCTCTCGGATATCCGATACTTTCGGTAGTTCAATATGACGTTTAAAGGATGTCTCTTCCTTGAGACCTAGTCCCTTCCTTACATCATTGAACAACTTCCGTGTATCTTTATCGGACATAGACGTTGGCACACCTTGTGTAAAGGCAGTGTAATCATTCTCTTTTGCGTTGGCACGTTGTTTGGATGCAGACATTCCTTCTACACCTTCGGCATCGGGGTCTCTTGCCCCTGCGGAAACAACCTTGATAGATTGAAAGTTATAGAATCCGTGACGTGCCTTCTTGCCATTGTACTTGTTCAACAGGACATCAAACTCACGTAGACGATCTTCCCCGACTACCATAGTGATTTGTTTGTATCCTTGATCGTACAACTTAACTGCGATATCAAATGCGGTTTTGACACCCTTGTCCACCATGATGTTACGACCATACTTGGGGAACATCTTGCGGAGGTGTTTCACCTTGTCAGAATATGACAGAGGGTCTTTAGTTCCTTGGGACTGAGAGACATAGACTTTCCAGTCTGCACCCTTTGCTTTCTTTGCAATGGTATCCAATACCTTTCCGTGACCAATTGTAGGGGGATTCATTCTACCAAATGTAAAATAAACTTCCTTTGCTTCTTCGGTTAGATATGACTTAAAATCTTTAATCACTCTTTTGTCCGCCTCTTTTCTTTGTCAATTCTGCCTTACGAACCTTCGGGAGAAGTTTCTTGGCAAGTTTATCTATCTTAGGTTTCATCTTATCTAGGCGTTTTTCAATTGACTGTCTGCGGGACATGGACAATTCACCCTTGTCCATACCTTTAGTGATCTTCTTGAGGAAAGTCATACGTGCTTGTTTCTTGGCACGGAGTTTGATTTTTTCGGGAGACGCAACCCTTCGCTCTGCTCTTTTACGACCCATTGCGATTTTTGCTTTGTTCTTTTTAAAGGTACGCGCCATCTTCAGACGTTGTTGCATATTCAATGCCTCGTCTGGAGATTCACATATCTTAATGAATTCTTTGAGTCCTATTGGTTTGGACATATTTTTACCTCTACGGTTTTTCCCATCCCTTCAGAATATCTGGACTGAAGTTGTTATACGAAAATTCTAGACGGTCAACCAATTTGACCGCATCACCACCTAATTTGTCAATAGCAACAAAACCTTCTGCACCTGTGCGGGTCTTATAACCCTTCTTGTTTTGAACAAACGCATCAATTTTTGAAATACTATTAAGTTTATTTATAAGTTTTAATTTCGCAAGTACAATGTTTTTTTGTAAATCAAACATCATTACCAGATTCTTTTTGTTTTTTTGTGAGAAGAACTTCATAAAGTCATCCAACTTCTTCTGTTGGGTTGCCTTACCCTTCTCAGTACTTCTCTTATCTTTCTCTTTCTGGAACTTATCGTTCAACCACTTCAGTAGACCTGTTACGTGCATATTAGTGTTGCCAATCACGGTTTGATTCCGCACAAAAGTGTTATTATACTGTTCAATCAGGGTTGCGAGGTCTGTATTACCTTCCAACTCACGCAGTGTGGAACCAGATATCTTATTGAATATCTTACCCGCATCGGACAAATGTTTGGTAACTTCGGCAGTCTCTTTCTTATCTAGGGTTGCTCCAGATACGTCTCTAAGCATCGCATCTTGCGACCAGACGTTTTTACTTTTCTTAAATTTGGATACGTCCACTCCATAGGATGCCTTGAGTGATTCGTAAGAATTACCTGTATAGGTGGTGTGCCATACGATTCCGATCTTTGCTTGTCGCACTTCCTTTGCTTGGTCATAGGGGATTGCGTAGATGATCGTGTTGGGATGAAAGGTTGTATACTTCTGACCCTCAATAACCTCATCACTAGTGTCTCCTTTTGAGAATAAGAAATCTCCTTGAATAACACCTTTGATACCAAGTTCTGGTAGATGTTTCAATGCGAGTTTCATCTTGGTTGCGAGGTCACCACTCTTGATGTCCGCATCAATATCTGCATTGGACTTGTAGACTTTGGGATTGGCATTGAACACACCCTTCTTGGCAACAAAGAACTCACCATCAATAGGGTCTTGACCACAGAAGATTGCGGGAGCACCATCCCACTTGGTAGACAGTTTAGAATCAGTCTGTCCTGCTAACATGTCACGGAGTTCACGCAATGCGTTGATTGCCTCTCGTGTACCTTTCACACCCCCATAGAGAACCTTATCCTCAATGTGGGTCATGTGGGTATTCTTCTGTTCTGTTATGTATTCAGCAAATTTCATTACTTGGTACTCAATGAGTTATACTTGATTGCCAGATTAAAGAACTGTCCTAGTTTTTTCTGTCCCGCATTACCAGACTTATTAGTCCGTATTGACATCTCCATTGTAACAGTAGTGTCGCGAGATTTCAACTCTAAGAACCAGTTTTGTTTGGATGATGTTGATGGATATGCCCTTACAAACTTAACCATAGGCAAGAACACACCCAGTTCATCGTCAGCAGTAATTTCCTCAAAAGAGTCCTTCACTGCTTTGATTACCTTGGTAGGAACATCGGGCGCATCACGTAGAACCTCAGACCTAATGTAATCAAGTGTCGTATCTTTGTTCTCATTGAATAGGTCAATAATACTCTTACGACAAATCTCTAGATGTTGGTCATATAGACGCTCATACTTTTTATTGTCATCTTTATTGAGTTTAACAAGTAGTTGAGAAGTGACTCTTTTCTTTGATTTGTCATATTGACCAGAGGAAGGCATACCCTCAATCTGAGAGAATACCTTGGTATGTAGTTCTCTACGCAATACAGATACTTTACGAACCTGTTTGAATGCGGTGAATACAGGATTCACATAGGTATTGAGTTTAGGTTCTTTAGTCTTTTTGCCACCCGCTTTGAGTGAGACACCTAACATCTCACCATCAACAAACTCAATGAAGATATCGCCAGGGTGGTTCTTAGGAACACCTGTAGGTTTGGCACGATATCCCCAGTAAACTTGTTTGATTCTTTTAGACTTGTTCTCTTCCTGTAGATACTTGTAGACACCCATCGCGTTCAACATCTTCTCGGTGAACTTAGATGATTCAGATGCCTTCTGGATAGTATCAACTGCGGCATCCAAGTCTTTAGGATTGACACATTTGAGTTTGGATGGGTCTTGTTCTAGAAGGTGGTAGTAGAA